CAGGCAATGCCTTATTCCTCGCCAGTACCTAAATTTACTTTGATGTAGGTGACATATGGCACTAGAAGATTACATTCCTAATATCTTTGGCGGTACTCCAACCGTTTATCAAGGGTTGTTGAGTCCACAGGAACAGGCTTCACTAGAGAAACGCGCTAACCTAGCTGGTTTGCTTGGCTCAGTTGCATCTTTAGCTCAAGGAATGGGTGGTGGTGGTTATCCTCGTTCTCCTACTCAAAATATTTTAACTGCCATAGCTCAAGGGTTTTCAGGAGCAGGTCAGACGTATCAGGCTGGTATCGGTCAGATAGCAGATGTGCAGAAGCTCCAGCAAGCCCGACGGGATATGGAGAGACAGCAACAGGCTAGACAGGCAATGCAGGAACTTATGAATACGCCTGAAGTTGCTAATAATCCTACGTTGAAGGCTTATTTCTTAGCTAATCCTGATAAAGCTCTTGAAAGATACATGAATATTCAGGAGACTAAGATTGCTAGGGGTATTCAGCAGCCAATGGGTGAAACTTTGCCTACAACTCCGCAGGTATCAGGACAACCGCAATTATACGATGTATATAGAGAAGACCCAATTCAAGCAATTATTGAAGGAAAGCCAATCCCAGAGCAAAAAGTATTGCCATCAACGGAAGTTGTAAAGCCACAATCTCGTTACGCTCGTCAATTAAGAGAGGCTGAGGCTGCTCAAACGTATTTCTCTAATGTTGGTAATACAGATAGAGCAAAAGCAGCTAGAGAAGAAGCAGATAACCTGAGAGGGTTGATTCGTCAGGAAGAACTAGCAGGATCAGTAAGTGAAAGCCTTGAGGGTGTTCACCCAATGCTAAAAGGCATGGTTGACTCTTTGAACTTGAACGCTCCTAGCATGACTGCCTCTGAGATACAGAGCGCTATTTCTGACATCCGCAAGAAGGATTCTGAATTTAGATTAACGTCTGAGACTGATCTGCGTAAGGAATATTCAGGATTACCAGCGATTAAAGAGTTTTCGACTGTTCAGACTGCTCATAAGCAAGTTATTAATGCTCTAAACAATCCTTCTGCTGCTAACGATTTGGCTGCTGCAACCAAGTTCATGAAGTTGCTTGATCCGGGTTCTGTGGTTCGAGAGTCTGAATTGGGTATGGCTATGGCTGCTACTGGTGCTATTGATTTAATGGGCAACTATTTGCAGCGTTTGCAGAACGGTGAAAGATTGAACCCTGCTCAACGTGCTGACTTTAAGAAAGCCGCTGAACTTGCGTATAAAGCCGCTGAAGATACCTTTAATCAGATTAGTGGTCAGTATGTTGATCTTGCGAAATCGTACAACCTGAACCCTAACAATATCGTACTAAAGCAGAAGAATACTCCTGAAATTCCTGTTGCCGCTGCTCGTCCTGAAGGCGTTGGTAAAGATTGGACGTTAAACACTGATGCTCAAGGAAATAAGGCTTGGGTAAGTCCAGACAGAACAAAGTTTAAGGAGGTCAAATAATGCCATTTGATCTATCTACTGCTCGTCCTGTAGGACAAAGCGAGTCTATGGGTGGTAAAGAGCTTGTCACTCAGGCTGTAAAGAATTTCCCTAGTTCCCTAAAAAATGTATTGATGGGAACGTATGAGGCTGTTAGCAGCCCATTGCAAACTGGTAAGACAATGCTAGACATTGGTGCTGGAGCGTTGCAGAACGTATTGCCTGAGAGTGTTGTTAAAGCGATTGGTGAAGATAAAGCGTCAAGAGAAGTCGCTAACAAAGTTGGGCAAATGTATGTACAGCGTTACGGTGGGGTAGAACAGGCTAAGAGAACGATTGCTAACGATCCTGCTGGCTTCTTGTCGGATGTGTCGGCTGTTCTAACTGGTGGTAGTGCGGCAGTGCCTAAGTTGGGTAAAGCTGCATCTATGGTCGATCCGTTATCGCTAACTGCTAAGACTGTTGGAGCCGCTGGAAAGGCTGTTGCTCCGGTATTGGGTATGACTACGGGTGCTGGTACTGAGGCATTTAAGCAGGCTTATCGGGCTGGTAGAGAAGGCGGTACGACTGCTGAACAGTTTAGGTCAAACATTACTGGCACTGCGCCAATGACTGACGTTCTTGATATGGCAAAGCAGAATCTTGCCAACATGAACCAAGCTAAACAGGCTCAGTATCGTTCTGGCATGGTCAATATCAAGGGTGATAAGACTGTACTCGACTTTAAGGGTATTGATTCCGCTGTAAATACTGCTCAGAACAAGACTGCGTATAAAGGCAAGGTCATTAACGAAAGAGCAGCAGCAGAGTTGCAGACTGTCAAAGATATTGTTGACGATTGGAAAGCACAGAATCCTACTGATTTCCATACACCAGAAGGTCTTGACGCTCTAAAGCAAAAGATTGGTGATGTTTTAGAGGGTATCCCTTACGAGCAGAAACAAGCTAGGGCTGCTGTTGGTGGTGTTTACGACTCTGTAAAGTCAGAGATTACCAAGCAAGCGCCTACTTACTCTAAAGTAATGAGAGAGTATTCGGAGGCTTCTGAACTTATTAAAGAGATTGAGCGTTCTTTGTCGTTAGGTCAGAAAGCTAGTGCTGAGACTGCAACAAGGAAACTTCAGTCGTTGATGCGTAAGAACGTAAATACTAATTTTGGTCAAAGAGTCAATTTAGGCAAAGAGTTAAGTGCTGCTGGTAGCGACATTTTCCCTGCGTTGGCTGGTCAATCATTGGCTGAGTTGACTCCTATGGGATTGCAACGAGCTACGTCATTGGGTACAGCGGCAGGTGCGTTTTCTGCTGGTGGTGTTCCTCTAGCTACGGCATCATTGCTTGCGTCATCTCCTAGGTTGATGGGTGAGGCTGCTTATGGCACTGGATTGCTATCTCGCTTACCTGCTGGCGTTGAAACGGTTATCCCACAAGCATTTGACCCTAGAGCCTATAACTTGATGTATCAAGCTCGTCGAGGACAGTAATCATGGCAAAGAACAAGATTAGCGAATACAGCGCAACAGCGGCTAATAACACTGACATTGGTGGGATTAATATTGCTGAAGGTTGTGCGCCATCAAACATCAATAACGCGATTCGTGAATTGATGTCTCAGCTAAAAGACCAGCAAGCAGGGTCTGATGGGGATAACTTTACTGTTGGCGGTAACTTGTCTGTTAGTGGCACTGTAACCCTAACGAACGCTTTGCCGATAGCTCAGGGTGGTACTGGAAACACTACAGCACCTACAGCGATTAACGCTCTGATGCCTTCTCAAACAAGTAACTCAGGTAAATACTTAACGACTGATGGTGTTAGCGTTGCATGGGGTACTGTTACACCGGGAACAGGTACGGTTACTAGCGTAGGTATAACATCTAATCTATCAGGTATTACGGTTGCTGGCTCTCCTGTAACGTCATCTGGTTCTATATCACTTAATGGCACATTAAACGTAGCTGCTGGTGGTACTGGTGTAGCTTCACTATCCACAGGTGCGGTATTGGTAGGTAATGGTACGTCTGCTGTATCGTCAGTAGCTCCTAGCTCTAGCGGTCATGTATTAACTTCTAACGGTAGCTCTTGGTCATCGTCGGCATTGCCTACAGCTTCATCAACTGTTTCTGGCATTGTTAATACTGGCAGTCAAAATTTCGCAGGAACTAAGACATTTGATACTGCTCCGCTATCTGTTGGCGGTTATAACTTTACGACAACTAGCTCTTTGTTCTGGACGGGTGCTGAGGCTCAGATTCGTATCGCTGGCAATATGCGTCTGTTTGTTGGTGCGACATCGGCTGGTTTCGACCTGTCAGACGTTCAAAAAGTCGGTGGTGGCTCATTTAACAGCTACTCAGACTCACGTTACAAGCAGGACATTAGTGCCTACAATAAGGGTCTAGCCGAACTAAAGCAGGTTAATCCTAAGAACTATCGCTTTACCGCTGAATTTATGAAGTCTGGTAGCCCATCACAGCAGTTTGTTGGGGTTATTGCTCAGGAGTTGGAAGGTACTGCATTTGCTAATTGCGTAAAAACGGATGACAAAGGCTTTAAGATTGTAGATACATCTGAACTCACGTTTGCTCTGATTAACGCAGTAAAAGAGATGAGCCAGCGTATCGAACAACTTGAGGCTAGAAATGGTTGACATAGGTAAGGCATCCACTGCGGCGACTTACGGCGGTTCTGCGACTGCCGTTTTTTTTGGTCTTACAGCTAATGAATTCGCTGCGCTTGGTGGTCTAGCAATCGGTGTTATCGGCTTGTTAATTGGTACTTGGTTTAAGCACCAGCATTTACAGATTGCTAAGAAGAATCAGAAGTCTGATCCAGAGGAATAAATCGATCCGCTAACGCTACTTGCTGCTGCTAATGCTGCGGTCAGTGCCGTTAAAGCCGGTTGCAAACTTTACAAGGATATTAAGAACGCAGCCGGGGAAGTCAAGGACGTATTAGACGATCTGAAGTCGCAGTACGAGAAGATTTCTAGCCCTAGTTCAGCACAGAAACAACAGTATTACCAAGAAGTTCAAAGAGTTCAAGAAATCGCTAAGGCTGACCCTAACGATGTTTTTACAGACATTGGGAACCAGCTAGGCTCATTGATGGATGCTTATGACTCTATCAGTAAGTTATTCCTCAAGGAGCAGTTAGAAGCCAAACAGGTCTATAAGGGTGAAGAATCAATAGGTAGGAGAGCATTAAAGCGAATATTGATTACGTCGAGACTTGATGCAATGCTAGTAGAGATACGTGAAACCATGACGTATCGTGCGCCACCAGAACTAGGTGCTTTGTGGAGCAAGTTCGAAGAAATGTGGCAGCGTATCGTCAAAGAGCAAGAAGAAGCTCACGCAGAAGAACTTAGGCTAGCTCAGATAGCATCATGGCGACGCAAAAAAAGAATAGCGGAAATCAAGTCAAAAGTGGCATGGGTCTCGGCAGTAGTTTTCGTAGTTCTGTGGGCGGTG